ACGGTACAACCCTTTAGACAAGGGTATGGTACCAAAACCCTGCGCCAAACCTTTACCACTACGGCAAAGGCAAGGTATAAGGCATCACCCTTTGGCTTTGGCATCACTGACACGAGTTTGAACCCGCGTCAGTGGGCCATCATGGCTGCTCTGGGTATTTCCCGGAGCGGCACTCACTACTGAGAGGTTTAGTGCTCAGTAGTCAAAAACCAGACGATCATTCCGATTGTTTGGTAACAACCAACTTCACGGAGTAGATAGTCATGGCTTTTGCTGACCCTCAGTCAGTTACGATCAATGCGGTGGCGCAGACCCTTCCCAGGGTCTCGAGCGGCATCGATAGCGGGTCCTTTCAGAAGGACGACGCGTCGGTGAAGCTCTCGGTTTCTTCGACCTATGGTCGACGGAACCGGCGTACCATCCGCCTTGACCACCGGAAGGTTGCTGCCGACCCCCTTATGCCCTCGACGAACGCGTTGTACACGATGAGTACTTACATCGTGATCGACGTTCCGCCGACTGGGTATACTGTGGCCGAGCAGAAGCAGATTGTGGACGGCCTTACGGCTTACCTCACTGCATCTTCCGGTGCTCGCGTTACCCAGTTGCTGGGTGGCGAGAACTGACATAAAGGACAGCAGCGCCATGGCAATGGACTCTACCACCCTATATAAAGGGGATAGATGAAAAGCCATATGCTGCTTCTGAAGGTGCTCCTCGATGAATTGGGGAGCAGATGTTGCACTAGCACCAGCCGTGATTGGAAAACAATCAAGGCAAGGTTCAAAGATGAAGGGTTGTCGTTTTTAACGATAACCTTACCTGCTTTTTGCGACGACCTCCAAAAAGGTCTGGACAAAGAGAAGGTAGACTCAACGCTCTTCGTTGGTTATTCGAAGAACGGGTATCTCCCGAGATTTCTCTCAGGTTTTACCAGTCAAATCTTTGATCCTCAATCGGGTGTGTTGGTCGACAATCCGTCGTTCGAGGCCATTCAGTCCCTGAGACAACTCACGTTGTTTTATGGTAAACTGAATCTTCCTTGCAGTGATGCGAGGATTAAGGCCGCGTTCGACAAATTTGTCGATTGCGAAAAGCAAGTCAAACTGTATGACGCTATTCGAACGGAGGCAGATTACTCTGACTTTGCAAGAATTTCGTCTATACTGTTTGGTGATGTATTCTCCATCGTCGACCGTAAGGTTTACGAGGGGGATATCATTCCCAAACACGGTCCCGGTAAAACTGCAGATAGACTTGACGGAAACGCCAAGTACAATCAAACAGTTTGGACGGAGCGGTTGGAAGCTCATTTTCCACACATGGAAAACGTGTTTCCTTCTGTGAGCCATTTTCTAAATGGCCCCGAGATTGACTTACTTGATCCCGGTTCTGAGGTCCCCGTCAAGGTGACCGCAGTTCCTAAAACGTTGAAAACACCCAGGATCATCGCCATCGAGCCTACTTGTATGCAATACATGCAGCAAGGGCTTATGGAGGTGATCGTTGAAAGGATTGAAAGCAGTGACTCGCTTTCTCACTTTATTGGATTCTCTGACCAAAAGCCTAATCAGCAGATGGCTAGAGACGGCTCGCTTTCGGGCGCGCTTGCTACACTTGATTTAAGTGAAGCATCCGATCGTGTTTCCAATCAGCTTGTTCGTGAGCTTACTCGCTATTGGCCGCATCTTACAGATGCGGTTCAAGCGACTCGTTCACGACGAGCGGACGTACCTGGCTATGGCGTTCAACGCCTCGCCAAGTTCGCGTCTATGGGATCGGCTCTTTGTTTTCCCATGGAGGCCATGGTCTTTCTGACCATTATCCTCCGTGCTATAAGCAAGGAGCTCAACACACCAGTGACCCGAGAGTTCATTAAAGGACTCGAAGGTCGGGTGCGCGTCTATGGGGATGATATTATCGTCCCCGTGGAATACGTGCAGTCCGTTGTTCATGAGCTACAAGCTTTTGGGCTTGTGGTGAACATGAACAAGTCTTTCTGGACCGGGAGGTTCAGAGAGTCTTGTGGAAAGGAGTATTATGGAGGCTCTGACGTATCGATTGTCAGGTGCCGCCGCATGCTCCCTTCTCAACGGAGGGACGTTCTGGAGATGGTTAGCCTTTGTTCTCTGCGTAACCAGCTCTATTGGGCTGGTTTGTGGAGGACTTGTGCTTATATCGATGAAAAGATCCGGGAATTTATTCCCTTTCCGATCGTCGAAGCAACATCGCCAGGTATGGGTAGACACTCCGTACTCTCACCTCAAGGTGAGAAGGAGTGTTCCGACCTCCAAAAGCCTCTTGTCAAGGCCGCGGTGGTTTCGGGCCAAGCACCTCTAAATTCTTTAGAGGGGCCTGGTGCTCTACTCAAGTATTTCCTTAAACGCGGCGAACAGCCATTTGCCGACGGAAATCACTTGGAACGTTCTGGACGTCCTCAAGCCGTCTACATCAAGCTGAG